TATAAAAAGATAATAATATCAATATATATGGACTATCATATTGATAAATATATCGCAAAGAATTTAATTCCATTTAGCATTAATCTTATTAGCACAAATAATAAGAAACATTTTACATTTATACCACAGTTTTCACAAATAACAGAACATAATTATACCCAATTCATAAATGATAATATGAATGGTTTAGCAATAAGACTAGGAATGAAAAATGATGGGTATTATATAATATTATTAGATATTGATGATAAAGAAGACACAGAAAATATGAAAAATGGAATGGCAAAATGGAGAGAACTAATAAAAAATAAAAATATAACAACAATGACACAAAAAACTGGCAATAATGGATTACATTATTTATTTAAAATTAATAAGGAACAATATGAAACATTGCCAACAATGATAACAGGACTAAATATTGAAGGGGTAAAATATAGCATTGATTTTAAAAGCAAAAATCAATTTGTTATAGTTGAACCAACAATATATGACAATAAAAAATATAAATGGAATGATATCGATGAAGATATACAAATAATGCCAGAATGGATATATGAGATGTTGTGTAATAATAAGAAACAGAATAAGATAGAATATATTGAGAAAAAAGAAGAAGAAGAAATAAATATATTTTATGAAAAAATAAGTTTAGAAGATTTAGAGAATTATGTTTCTTATTTGAGTAAGACACGAAGTAATAATTATGATGAATGGATTAATGTTGGAATTTGTTTGAATAATATTAATACAAATAGTTTGGGAATATGGATTGATTTTAGTAAAAAATCTAATAAATTTCGCTTGGGGGAGTGTGAAGAAAAATGGAAAACTTTTGAGAAATCTGAAAAATCCTGGATTGGTATATTACATAAATGGATTGAGGAAGATAATAAAGATAATTATAATGAAATAAAAAAACTAATGACGACACAAAGAGTTATTAATAAAAATAAATTTGAGGGACACGAAAATAGAATGAAAGTTGAGGAATTATCAGAAAGAAGGGATCATAATGTTGTATGGTTTAAGGATAATCAAGAAAATATATTACAATTAGAAGAAGATGATAATATGATTGTAAAAATGTATCCAGAAAAAATGGCACTTATTAAGCGAAATATTGTATGTAATGAGAAAGAATTAATTATTAGAAAACACGAACTAAATGTTATGTTTAGTCTAACACAAATTACAAATTATTATAATAATATTGTAATAAATAATAATTATGTGGGGAAAAATATTAATGCTAATGATGAACTTGAAAATGAGAATATATTTGATGATAAAATAATAAATAACTTAATTTATGATTGTGTAAATATTTGTACTCCCAATTATTTTGCTAAATTAATGTATCATAAATGTAAAGGATCAATAATATTTAATAAAAAAAATGGATGGTATATATTTGATAAAAACTGGCGAAAATTAGGAGATTTAAGAAATATGATAAGTGATGAGTTATATCCATTATTCAAATTAATGAAAGATTATTACAAAACAAATGATAAAGCATTGACAGCAATACAAACAGCTATACTTTGGTTAAATGATAAAAGAAATAAATCTGATATTGTATATGAATTGGAACATAATAATGAGAATAATAATTTTTCATTTAATGAGAAAAAGCACTTAGTATCATTTAATAATGGCGTGTATGATTTAGAAAATAAGATTTTTAGAGAAAAAAAATGTGAAGATAGAATAACTTTTTCAACAAATTATGACTATATTAGTGAATATACAAATAATTATGACAAATTGATAAATTTATTAAATAAAATTCAACCTGAAAAAAAATATTTAGAATACATGTTAAACTATCTATCATTATGTTTAGGAAATTGCAAGAATAAAGTAATAACTGCTATTGATGGAAAAATAACCAAAGCAAAAAGCAAATTATTAGAATTAATTAAATTATGTTTTGGAGATTATTTTGCGACTAATGAATGTAAAGAAAGTATTAATTTAATTGACACAAATAAGAAAATAATAATAATAAAATCAATAGGACAAAATTTAGATACAAAATATGATGAACTATTAAGAAGTAATAAAATTAATGTAATTATTGATTGTGATAAATTACCAAAAATGTCAGAAAATCAGATAACAATAAATAGTAAATTAAGAACATTAAATCTATCTAGCAAAAATGAAGTATATGAAGAAAATATTAATGATCTAAAACAAGATTTTATGTTAATGCTAATAAAAATATATGAAAAAAATATTACAAATAATTTTAGATTAATTCCAAATGCTAAAAATTTATTGTGGTTGTGCGATACTGATATTTATTTGAAATTTCTAAATGAAAAAACAATAGTTGGTGATATGAACTTAAAAACAAGTGTAATATATGACTGTTTTGCTGAATGGGTTAAACAATATATGGCAATTGAGATGATACCTAATCAAAAAAAATTTGCGTATGGATTAAGGAAACATAGAACATTAGAGTCATTTAGATTTAATGGCAAACCAACAACTGGATTACGAAAAATAAAATTATTATAAACAACAAAAAATGTCAATACTAAATTTTATTAAAAATACAAAAAGTGCTAATACTAATTTTATTAATTATTTGTTAAAAATATAAAAAGTGCTAATACTAATTTTTATTAATTATTTATTAAAAATACAAAAAGTGCTAATACTAATTTTTATTAATTATTTGTTAAAAATACAAAAAGTGCTAATACTAATTTTTATTAATTATTTGTTAAAAATATAAAAAGTGCTAATACTAATTTTTATTAATTATTTGTTAAAAATATAAAAAGTGCTAATACTAATTTTTATTAATTATTTGTTAAAAATACAAAAAGTGCTAATACTAATTTTTATTAATTATTTGTTAAAAATATAAAAAGTGCTAATACTAATTTTTATTAAAAAGTATCAATATAAATATAAGTATTTTATATTGTGCTTTTTATAGGGTGTAGTCTTCCTTTTTTTGGGCGTTAGCCAGCGTAAACATTAAAAATTTTGAGTAAAAATACATATTGTAGCAAAAAATATACAGGATTTTACCGTATTGGATGTAGTCTTCAAATTTGTTTTTTTTAGATATAAAAGTGATTATACTAATTTTATTAAAATATTTGTAATGTTCTATATAATTACTTTTTCTAATATTGTGCGTCGTCTATCTCCTTTGAAAATTACCTCGCGCACCCCCCCGTAACAAAGAATATAGTAAAAAAAAATTCTATTACTTTGCTTCATTCTTATTTTACAATTTATTTGACAATTCAATGCGCGAAGTGAAAAAGCGGAGCAAATTCTGAAATATTTGTTATTCTCATATAGGGGCAAAAAAAAGTTGCTGAGTTTGGGGTTAATTTTGATGAAAAACCATTAAAATTTTACTGTTTTTTTGATATAAATGATATCGAGTTTTATTAGAAAAAATTATTTGACCAAAAAATATTTTTAAGAATTTTTTAGGGAAAATTTTGGAGAAATTTTTGAGAAATTTTTGAGAAATTTTTGGGGAAATTTTAGGGAAATTTTTGGGAAATTTTTAAGAAATTTTTGAGAAATTTTTGGAGAAATTTTAGGAAAATTTTTAGAGAAAAATTTTAGAGAAAAATTTTAGACATTTATTATTTGTATATACAAATAATAACAAAACAAATGACAACCAAAAAAAAAACAATAGGCAAAGGTTTTAACCTTTGTCTATTACACAAAATTGGTTGTTAATTGTTTGACATAATTTCGAGATTATTTTAATTAATCAATCACCAAATAATTAAATTCAAATTATCTTATTAATAAGACAACATCAAGTTTTTTATATTTTATATTTATGATTATGTTTCAAATATAGTTTTTCATACACTGCTCCCTCGCATATTTCTAATGCTAAAAACATCGACGTTAACGCTTCGATAATATGTCCTGGATTAAACTTATGTTGATTCGCACAAATAAATTTTATATTAATATTATCTTTATAATATTGAATTAACCAAGACATCATTTTTACATACATTTTTGTAGGAATTAAAAAAGTATTACAAGTTATCATTTTATTTTTAAGCAAAACATCAGGTTTATGATTTGTACCAAAAAATTTATTATAATTATCTAATCCTGCAGGCAGGTCATTGTAATTTGTAATAATAATTGTTTGACCTCCTAAAAACGCCCATTGAAAGAAATCTAAATAAAATATAGTATTCTGTGATAATTTATGTTTGATGTTCTTAAAGAAAGATTGTGGAAAAATCATATCATATTGACAAAATCCAATGTAATCATATTTTATATGTAAATCATTTTTATAAATATGATATATACAACTTCCTTCATTATATTTATTTTCTTGTAGTTTATGATTATAATGTGTTAATTCATACTCATAAATTACATTTTTGTTTAATGTTATATCCTTATTTTTTACACCATAATAAGTCAAATATTTTTTATTTTCTTTTGGACTTATTTTGTATATTTCAGGGAAAATTTTTTGATGGAAACAAACAAAAAATTGTAAGGACATATATATAATATATTACTAAATTATGAATATTATATCGCGGTTCAATTCATATAAAACATTTGCTATAACACATAATAAATTAAAAACACGTGATCCAAATATCAAAATTATGGATATAAAAAACCAGAAAAATAAAAATGTTAAAATATTTATGTTTGAGGTAATAGAACAAAATCTTGCATATTTATATATAAAAAAAGATGACATTGTATTAGAATTAGGAGCGCGTTATGGTTCAGTGTCTTGTATCATAAATCATAACCTAGACAATAAAGAAAATCATGTGGTGGTTGAACCAGATGAACGAGTATGGGAAGCACTTGAAAGAAATAAAGAAGTCAATAATTGTAAATTTAATATTGTAAAAGGATTTATTTCAAAGAAAAAATTAACATTAACAAATTTAGATGAGTGGTATGGGGGGTATGGTGCGACTGCTGTTGAACAAAATGACACTAAAATACCATCTTTCTTGTTGGATGAAATTAAGAAAAAATATAATATTAAATTTAATGTTCTTGTAGCTGACTGTGAAGGATTTTTGGAAACTTTTTTTGATGAAAATCCAGAACTATACGATGAATTACGAATGTGTATATTTGAGGCAGATTGTGTTGACAAATGTAATTATACTAAAATTAGAAATAAATTAAGAGAAAGTGGTTTTAAAGAAATCTTGGGAGGTCTTCACAATGTGTGGATTAGGAACTAATTGGGCGAATATTATATTTTTTTAACCATTTTTTTATAAATTTATCTGTTTGTGTTGATTTAATATTTAGTTCAGATATATTTTCGTAATAATAAAGAATAATAAATAATATTCTTATTTCTTGTTTAAGTAACAAATTTATTGGACGCACTAATAAAAAATTAAGATCACACATAGATATGTCATATTTTTCATTATATTTAGTAATATACTCTATCTGTTTATAAAATAATGTTTCATCAATATCTTTAATTTTATTTTTTGCTACAATATATACTTCTTTATTTTCAAAAAAATCAATAGATGACTTTGAAAAATATAAAACTTCAAAATATAGTTTCAATAAATTAATATATCCTAATAATAGGTCATCAATATCACTCACATAAATTTTAAATATACTATTGCCCCCTTGTTTCAATACCATTAAACAAATAAAAATTTGGGTGATTATTAAATATTTATCATCTTTATTCGCATCAAATGTACAAATGTCTATATTTTGATAATTATCAGTAATATATTTTTGTGTGGCATCATTTGTGATATCATAATTATTATCACTATTATCAAATAACTGATTTTTTTTATTAATTTTACTATTGTTGTTAGTTAGATATATTTTCCATAAAAAGTCATTTTTTGTATTGTATTGTTTATAATAATGATTGATTGCTAATACAGCATCAGTATTATTTTCGCAAATATGTAGAGTTTCTAATTTTTTATTTGTATTTATTAACTTAAAATAGCTAATTAATTCATATATTTTTATAAATTTTAGTGAAACTGAATATTGTAAATATTTTGATAAATAAGAAATAAAATAATCAGTAATACTAAATTTTTTTATAATATCTTTGATTTTATTTTTGTCTCTGATTGCTAAATATATTCTCATTATTTCATAATTGCCTATATTTGTTAAGTAATTCGCACGAGTGTGTTCTAATTCAAAAGAAATATTGTGATTATTTGATGTATCATAATATTTTAGTTTAGGTTCTCGGGTAATTTCTTTTTTCATATTATTTTTAAATTTTGTATTTAATGTTATGTATTTATTATTTATTTCAATATTTGCTTTTTGTGCCAAATTAATTGAATTATCAAGATTTTTCATAAAATTTAATTTGTATAATTCATCGTAAAATTTAGAGGTATAAGTATTTGTAAATGAATAATCAATTAATTCTTTTTTATTATTATATTTTTCTATTAGTTTTGCTGAATATACATATAATATACTGTCTAAATATTTTATGAAATCAATAAATTTATCATCATATTTTATGTCAATAAATTTTGTTATTATATCACAAGAATTTTTATTTTCTATAATTTTTTCATAAATTTTGTTAAATACAGTATGATTATTTTTATAACCTTCAAAGACACACATATTTTTTAAGTAAAATGATTTTGCACTATAATCATTATACAAATATTCAACACTTTCAAAACACGTGCTTAACAAATATATTAGTTCAATATTATAGTTATTTAATTCTGTATCATTGTCATTATACAATATTCTAAATATTAGATTTCCCCCCTCTTTTAATTTTTTAAGTGCTTCAAGAATGTTTTTTATTATACTATTATATATTGTTATTTCTCTTGTATCTTTTGCGTATATATTTGATGAAACATAAAAAATAATATTATTATATTTGGTTTTAGTTTCTTCAAATTCTATTTTAATTTTGTTTTGATAAGTATTATTTATTACTGAGAATTGGCAATTGAACCTTTCGCCATAATCTTTATCAATATGTACAGGCATAAAACCAATTTTGTCTATTTTATAATATAACAATGACTCAAGGAAATTTAATCTATTACTGATTATTAAACAATCTTGAATATCATATTTATTTAATATATTACATATCCAAATAGAAGATAATGTAAAACTTTGAAAACAATTATTATAAGTTGATAACTTGTTTGACACACCCCAAGAACAAAATACACAATCATCTAATGGTAAATATTTGTAATCAAGAGAATATAATGTCCATAACACTCTTGGATTTAGCAATTTTGAAAATTCATTAGAATTTTTGTATTGAATATTTATAATATATGGTTGTTGTGTATTTTTATATTTCATATTTATAATATTAAATTATAATTAATTTTATGTATGTTTATACAAACATAAAATTATAAAAATTTACGCTCCAATATCATTTTACACCAGTTTTTTAATTTTTCTTTAATTGCTTTTTTAAGTAATGTCCAGTCTTCTTCTTTAATATTTTCATAATTATCGCAAAAATAAATTTGTTTTTTAATAAATTTGTTCATATTTTCAATTAATTCATTTTGTGCTTTATCAACTTGCAAAGTAAAAGTATTAGGCATTGAAGTAATAAATCCTACTAATTGATAATTTTGTAGAAAATCAATTAATTTGTCTAATAAATTTTGATTAATGCCTTTATAATTTAAACCAATCAAGTAAAATTCTTGTGAATGATAATTTATTTTTGGTTTGTAAATAATAACATCTTTAAATAAACAATAAAATAAATATACCATACTTATTTCTTGTGTATTTTCAATAGGAAAAGCTCTTTTAAGAATGGCATTTCCTCCTTTTTTACAACAAGAAAATATCATTAAATATTGTGAATAAGATAAAATATATCCATTATCAGTTTGTGTTGTTCCACATCCTGCGGTGACTAAATCATAATCATTATGATTTTTTCTATAATATTGAATATTTTCATAAGTAGTAATATCTCCAGTATTGTCTTTACCAAAATCATAATTGTCATAATAATCATTTAACATATTTTCATCAAAAGAAATACTATTATCATTATTATCATTATCATCAAGATCATTTGTTATAAAAGTATCATTATAATTCATCTTAAATTTTGGATTTAATTGTTGTGCTTTCCAAGACCAAGGCATTTGATTCATCTTTAAATATAAAAAGAAAGTTATAGCATTTACAAATGAACCAGAAAATTCACAAATATGAAATGATTTTAGATTAGTTTTAGTATCATCTATTAAATTTATTTTAAATAATATTTCAGCTATTTTTAACCATTCATCATTAGTAACATATTTATTTGGTAAAGAATAAGTTAATGAGATGCCATATGTTAATTTCTTATAATAATAATCAATTTTACGTTTTATATTTTTATAAGTATCTATATCACGATAATCAAAAGCTCTTTTGTCTTCACGAGATTTAATAATCATTTTTTCAAAAGATTTAGGCAAATCTAAAAATTTATCAAGTGTTGTAAATTGAATATCAGGTTCAGTAATATCATAAGATGTAAATTTAAAATAAATATCTTTTTCAAAAGAAATAATATCTCTATACATTATATTTTCATAAGATAAATCAGAATGTACAATATTATGTTCAGGAACGAGAGGCATATCATATTTTCTTGCCCATTTTTTACATTCTTCAAGATTATATTCTTTTATTTCGAATATTTTTTCATCGGTTAGAGTGCCATTTTCTTTTTGAGAATTATAATCTTTATATTTAGTGACATTTTTTAAAAAACCATTAGTAATATTATTAAATAAATTAATATGTTCTTGCTGTAATTTAATATATATTTTTTCAATATCTGGATTAATAAAATCTATTTTAGAAATTATTTTACCATCATAACTGTCAAAATATTCTTTGTCTGTTATTAATGTTTTTTTTGTTTCATGATCTAATTCATTCTCATTTGTAAATAATTTATAATTTATACTTAATGATGAGGAATTTTTCATTAAATCATTTAATAATTCAGTTGGATCAAAATCAATATTTTTTTTATTCTGTAATATTAAATAAAAGCAATCTAGATTTGTATTATCATGTATTTCTGGATATGTTAAATTGAATGTCTCAAAAAAATAACAATAAAATAATATTAATTTTAATTGATTATCATTTCTTACTTGATCTAAAAAAATACATATTGACCCATTAATATTAACTTTGTTTATAATTTTTAAAAATGTAAATAATTCAAACATACGGGTAATATTAAATTTAGGAATAGATGAAATCATTGTTGTTTTTGGAAATAATGATAAATATATAAAATCAATATTTGGAATCTTATCTAAATATTTTTCATAACTATCAAAATCAATAGCATCATTAATTAATAAATTTTGATAATTTTTTTTATAATTTTTAATTATATCATCAAATATGTTTTTTAGTTCTTTTTTTGGACATAAAAAATGGACATTTAAATAATTAATTAATAAGTGTTTTAATGGAAAATATTTATCATTAATTAATATAATACCATCACTAATTGTATCATTTACATTAATTTCATATAATTTGTTGTAATTACTTTTTATAATTTTATAAGTTTGATTTAATTCCCAAAAATAAAGAGAAGAATTATTAAGTAATTTATAATATAATATTCTTTTAGTCTGATTAATGCGTCTTAATGTTTCTTCTTCATTTGGTGTGGATTTTTTAAAAGTACTATATCTCATTGCGTTATTTACAAGTTCTGTTATGTAATTATTTGTATAGATAGCATAATATTTTGAATTAAGAATATAATCTTGATATTTATTCGCAAATATTGTCAATGCTATTTTTATAGATTGTATGTTATCACTCATCCATTTTTGAAAAAAAGAAAAATTATTTATATTATCAATATTATTATCATAATATATTTTCATAAACTTTGTAGAATTATTCATAATATTAATTATTATTTTTATATTTAAAATTATCTAATTTACTACTATATAATGAGTGACAATCCTGAAGGTAACTGGCATAGAATATTATTATCGGATCCTTTTAAATATTTTTCTTATGAAGAAAAAATACCTGTCTTAGGCAAAGAGTTTGATATTAATAAAAAGATAAAAGAAACAAACCCGTTGGAGTATAAAAAGCAGGAAACAATAATGACATCATCCCTCAGTGAAGTTTTACAAAATTTACCATTACCATTACATAATTGGAGGTGTCTTATCAATGAAGATTATCAAAAAAAAGAAAAAGACTATTGTCTTGTAAAATATAAAACAGATTATTTAAAAGTTACTAATGAAAAAATAGAAACACAATTTAAAGAATTTTTAGATGAAACTCAAAAAATATTAAAACTTGTGTATGGTATTTATGAAAAAAATGCAACTACACCAAATTATTTATCGAAAAAAGATCACGAACCAACACATGCAATAGACTATAAAATAAAGCATTCTAAACACGCTAGAAGGCAAAGTAAAGATAAAATGGATATGATTAAACACGCTAAAAGTCAAAGTAAAGATAAGATGGATACGATTAAACACGCTGAAAGTCAAAGTGAAGATATAATGGATATGATTAAATATGTTAGAAATTTTCAAGTAATTATGATGTGTGAAATATACAACTTTATAAAAGCCACCTATAAAGATATAAAAAATGGCGAACAATATACGGAGGAACATTACACAATTTTGAAGAAAATTATTAAAAAAGAATTAGGTAATTTTACAAAATCGTTAAGTACAATATATGAAATAGAAAAACCTTTAGAAGAAATCATACTAAAAGAATCTAAAATTAAATATATTTATACAATGTTTCAGGATTATTTAGATAAAATATATTTGCCATATATTGACAATGCTTTTAAAAATCTTATAAATTATGAAAAATTTAATTTATTTAATGTTCAATACCTAATGAATTTATTATTACTTAAAAATAAAATTTTTTTTCATAAAAAACTTGATATTACTTATTTTGATATAGAAGGAAAAGATTATAGGATAATAGAAGCACATCAAAATAATATTAATAAAATTAATACTATATTAGATAATATTGATCTATTTTTTAAAAGTTTAGATGAAGAAAATAATCCACAAGATATTATAGAATATGGATGTAAATTATTAAATATAACACCTGACATATTTGAGAAAGAGTTAAAAGAATCTTTATTTTTTTCTAATCTATTGATTAACGAAGCTTTAATAAGTATTTGTCCAGAAAATTATGGCAGTGAAATTATTAATTCGCCGGCGTCGATATTTAATTTTTGTGAAATCATTGATGAAATACCCTATACGGATAATGACAAAAAAAAAAAAATATATGGAACATCAAATGATGTAAAAAAATATAGAATGACTTGTCTAGAAAAATATGAAACAATGGATTATTTAGCTATAAATTCACCATTAGCAAAATTTATGTTATTTTATTGGTCTCCATTAATGAATTCATATTTAACATATAGAGCGATAGAGAGAGAAGATTATAATAATGTATTAATTTGGGGTGAGGATAATATTTTATATGACAAAAAAACAAGACTGCTCAAAGAATTTCGTAATAGAACAACAATAGAAGAAATAATAACAAAAAAAATATATTTAGGATATATTAAATTAACATTAAGTGATAATAGTATATTAGTAATTTTTATTTTTTTGAACTCATATTTTATAGAATTATTTGATATTTATGGAACACCAATACAATATGGTAATTATTATCCATACACTTTCTCAACAAGTCAAGAAATAGCAACACATTTATTTAATAAAAGTATTTTTAATTTAGTTCAAGAAAAAAAAAATAAATATTATTATTTATTATTAAAAGCTTTTATAAATAAGGTGTCAAAAATAATAATACCAACAGGCAAAAAAACATACGATGATACAGAAAACTTAGTAAAACATCATACTCCCACATTTTATGAGTTAATACCGGGTTATGAAAGATATTGGGATCCAATTAAGTCAGAAACGGCAACATGGCATACACAAAAAAAGCAAGCACCAGAAATACAAACAGAAAAATGGAGTAAGACACAGCAGAAAAAGGAAAAATCGGAAACACCAAAAATAAAAAAAGAAAGTAATCCAGAACATTCTAAATGGCGACAACAATCTAATTGGCGACGACATGAAGAATCCAAATATTCGCATAATTGAATATTTGAAGGATAAAAGGTAGAAAAAATTAAAAGAATTTATTAAATTTTATGGGTATGCTTTTTATTATATGTGTTGTCTCATTAGGTGTATTGATACTTTTTATTATTAAAAATAATAATATAAAATTTTTATGAGTAATTTTAAGTAAATTATGTTGCGACATATAAATTATAATTAATTTTATGTATGTCTATACAAACATAAAATTATAATATGTATTATAATAATTTACGCTCCAATATCACTAAACCAATCTTTTAATTTTTCTCTAATTGCTTTTTTAAGTAATGTCCAGTCTTCTTCTTTAACATTTTCATAATTATCGCAAAAATAAATTTGTTTCTTTATAAATTTGTTCATATTTTCAATTAATTCATTTTGTGCTTTATCAACTTGCAAAGTAAAAGTATTAGGCATTGAAGTAATAAATCCTACTAATTGATAATTTTGTAGAAAATCGATTAATTTATCTAATAATTTTTGATTAATGCCTTTATAATTTAAACCAATTAAGTAAAATTCTTGTGAATGATAATTTATTTTTGGTTTGTAAATAATAACATTTTCAAATAAACAATAGAATAAATATAACATACTTATTTCTTGTGTATTTTCAATAGGAAAAACTCTTTTAAGAATTGCGTTTCCTCCTTTTTTACAACAAGAAAATATCATCAAATATTGTGAATAAGATAAAATATATCCAGTATCATTTTGTTGTATGCCACAACCAGCAGTAACTAATTCATAATCGTTATGATTTTTTCTATAATATTGAATATTTTCATAAGTAGTAATATCTCCAGTACTGTCTTTACCAAAATCATAATTGTTATAATAATCATTTAACATATTTTCATTAACAGAAATACTATTATCAATATCAACAATATCAAAATCATTTGTTATAAAAGTATCATTATAATTCATCTTAAATTTTGGATTTAATTGTTGTGCTTTCCAAGACCAAGGCATTTGAATCATCTTTAAATCTAAAAAGAAAGTTATAGCATTTACAAACGAACCAGAAAATTCACAAATATGAAACGATTTTAGATTAGTTTTAGTCTCATCTATTAATTTTATTTTAAATAATATTTCAGTTATTTTTAACCATTCATCATTAGTAACATATTTATTTGGTAAAGGATAAATTAATGACATGGCATATGTTAATTTTTTGTAATAATAATCAATTTTATGTTTTATACTTCTATAAGCATCTATATCACGATAATCAAACGCTCTTTTGTCTTCGCGTGATTTAATAATCATTTTTTCAAACGATTTAGGCAAATCTAAAAATTTATCAAGTGTTGTAAATTGGATATCAGGTTCAGTAATATCATAAAATTTAAATTTAAAATAAATATCTTTTTCAAAAGAAATAATATCTCTATACATTATATTTTCATAAGATAAATCAGAATGTACAATATTATGTTCAGGAACAAGAGGCATATCATATTTTCTTGCCCATTTTTTACATTCTTCAAGATTATATTCTTTTATTTCTAATATTTTTTCTTCAGTTAGAGTGCCATTTTCTTTTTGAGAATGTAAATCATTAAATAAAATAACATTTTTTAATAAACCAGAACTAACAATATTAAATAAATTAGTATGTTCTTGTTGTAATTTAATATATATTTTTTCAATATCTGAATTAATAAAATCTATTTTAGAAATTATTTTACCATCATAACTTTCAAAATATTCTTTATATGTTATCATTGTTTTTTTAGTTTTATGTTCTAATTCATTCTCAATTGTAAATAATTTATAATTTATACTTAATGATGAGGAATTTTTCATTAAATCATTTAATAATTCAGTTGGATCAAAATCAATATTTTTTTTATTCTGCAATATTAAATAAAAGCAATCGAAACTTGTATTATCATGTATTTCTGGATATGTTAAATAGAATGTCTCAAAAAAATAACAATAGAATGATATTAATTTTAATTGATTCTCATTTCTTACTTGATTTAAAAAAATACATATTGACCCATTAATATTAACTTTATTTATAATTTTTAAAAATGTAAATAATTCAAACATACGCATAATATTAAATTTAGAAATTGGTTGAATCATTATTGTTTTTGGAAAGAATGATAAATATATAAAATCAATATTTGGTATCTTATCTAAATATTTTTCATAACTATCAAAATCAATAGCATCATTAATTAATAAATTTTGATAATTTTTTTTATAATTTTTAATCATATCATCAAATATATTTTTCAATTCTTTTTTTGGAGATAAAAAATGGACATTTAAATAATTGATTAATAATTTTTTTAATGGAAAATATTTATCATTAATTAATATGATACTGTCACTAATTGTATCATATACATTAATTTCATATAATTTTTTGTAATCATTTTTTATAATTTTATAAGTTTGATTTAATTCCCAAAAATAAAGAGAAGAATTATTAAGTAATTTATAATATAATATATTTTTAGTTTGATCAATTAATATTTTAAGATTATCTTCTTTTAAATTTCTTGATATAACATTATCATATATCCTTTGATTCAGTAAAATTAGTGATATTTTATCTTTTGTATATATGATAGAATATTTTTCAGTTAGTTTATAGATTGGATTATCAAGATTTGAAGACAACCATAAATTTAGAAATTTATAATTATCACTCATCCATTTTTGAAAAGATAAAAAATTATTTATATTATCAATATTTTTATCATAATGTATTTTTATAAGTTTCTTATAATTACTCATATTATTGATTAATATTTTTATATATAATTTTAATATAAAAATATAATTTTATATTATAATGCTTCGTCCTGAAGGTGGTGAGTTTAATCGTGGATTATTATTTAATCCTCTTAAATATTTTTCTTATACATCCGCACCTAATCTTTTTCCAAAAATAACGAAACCTGATGATATTATAAAACAGATAATAAAACAGATAAAAGAAACACACCCATATAAATATAACGGTCAGAAAACATTAATGACACCATCTATTAGCGGTAATTTAGCAGAGTCAAAATTATTTAAATATAATCTTAGAGAACTTATTTATGAAAGTTATGAAAAACAAAAAACAGAACCTTATTGTCTTGTAAAATATAAAAAAAATAACTTACATGTAAAAAATAAGAAAATAAAAGAACAATTTGAATCATACTTAGATGAAACTAAAAAAATATTAGAACTCGTGTATGGTATTTATGAAGAATTTAAAGATAAAATGACCCTAAAATATTTGTGGATAAAAGATCAAGAACCAACACATGGAATAAACTATGAAAGAAATCATTCTAAAAATGCTGATGAACGAACTAGTTATATTAAAATGGATATAATTAAATATGTTAGAAATTATCAAGTAAGTGTGATGTGTAAAATATACAAATTTATAAAAGACACATATAAAGATATAAAAAATGGCAAACAATATACAGAGGTACATTACACAAATTTGGAGAATATTATTAAAAAAGAATTAGTTAATTTTAAAGAATTTTTAAGTACAATATATGAAATAGAAAAACCTTTAGAAGAAATTATACTAAAAGAACCTAAAATTCGATATATTTATAAAATGTTCACGGATTATTTAGATAAAATATATTTGCCATATATTGACAATGCTTTTAAAAATCTTACAAAATATGAAAAATTTAATTTATTTAATATTTACTATCTAATAAATTTATTATTACTTAAAAATAACATTTTTTTTCATAATAGACTTGATATTACGGATTTTGATATAGAAGGAAAAGCACCTAAAATAATAGAAGCACATAAAAAAAAAATTAAAAAAGTTAATAGTATATTAGATAATATTGATAATTTTTTAAAAAGTTTAAATGAAAATATTCAAATAGATATTATAAAATTTGGATGTATATTATTAAAAACAGAACCTGCCAAATTTTATGAAGTATTAAAAGAATCTTTATTTATTTCTAACCTATTGATTGACGAAGCTTTATTATATATTGACCCTTCCAATCCCTCTACAGGTCTCTCTTCCATTCCCCCTTCTATTCCCATTCCCCCTTCCATTGACCTTACCAAATTCTCTTTAGAACTCTCTTCTAATCCCCCTTTCTTTCTCTCTTCCATTCCCCCTTCCATTCTCTCTTCCGTTCTCTCTTCCATTCTCTCTTCCAATTCCCCTTCCATTCTCTCTTTCATTATCTCTTCCATTCTCTCTTCCATTCCCCCTTTCATTCCCCCTGCCAGTCCCCCTTCCATTCCTCCTTCCATTCCCCCTTCCATTCCCCCTTCTATTCTTCCTTCCATTCTCCCTTTTATTATTCACAAATTATATCCCTCATTAAAGGTTGAATTATATTATTTTTTCAGTGAAATTATTAATTCACCTGCTTCCCAACCTGTTTGTAATATTAATTTTTGTGATGTTATTGACGATATACCTTACATTAATATAGCTAAACCAAGAGAGATAGCTAAAGTTTTAGGACCCGCAGATGATGTATTTAAATATAAAATGACATGTACAAAAAAATATGAAACAATGGATTATTTAGGTATAAATTCACCATTAGCAAAATTTATGTTATTTTATTGGTCTTCATTAATGAATTCATATTTAACAGAAAGAGCGATACAAAAGGTTAATAATGTATTAATTTGGGGGAAGAAAAATATTTTATATGACAAAGAAACAAGAATGATTAACAAATTTCGTAATAAAACAACAATTGAAAAAATAATGACAGAAAAATTATATTTAGGATATATTAAAATAACAGTAAGCGATGGCATAAAAATAATTTTTATTTTTTTGAACTCATATTTTATAGAATTGTTTGATATTTATGGAACACCAATACAATATGGTAATCATAATCCATTCTCTTTCTCAACAAGTCAGGAAATAGTAAAACATTTAAGAAATAAAAGTATTTTTAATTTAGTTCAAAAAAACCGTGATAAATATTTGTATTTATTATTACAATTAGCTTTTGTGGATGAGGATGCTAAACAAATAATAAAAATAGACGAAATAACAGAAGCTAATAAAATAAATTTAGTAAAACATGATACTTCCACATACTATAATTTAGTATTAGGTTATCCAGGTCATGAAGAATATTGGCATCCAATCGAATCGACAGAAGCAGAATGGCTTACACAAAAAGAACAAGTGCCAGAAATATGGCGACAACCAGAATTACAAGAATCACAAGAAGAGGAAGAAGAACGACAAGAATTAGAACGGCAAGAAGCAGAATGGCTTACACAAAAAGAACAAGTGCCAGAAATATGGCGACAACCAGAATTACAAGAATTAGAACGGCAAGAATTAGAACGGCAAGAATTAAAACGAAAAAAACAAGAATTAGAACAGATAATGCAAGAATTAGCACGGAAGGAAAGAGAAGCACAGATGCTTCAAAATTGGCGAAATAAAGAAGGCCCCTGGCACACTGTTCAACAAACAACACAAAAAACACGGGCAACACAAACAACAAAAAAACCCGAATCGCCACAAATTAATTATAGAAATTATTATGATTATTTAAAAGGTGAAGAAGAATAAAAGTTAGAAAAAATTAAAAGAATTTATTAAATTTTTATGGATATTTTTTTATTATTATGTGATGATAATAAATATTTATAGTATTATAATTAATTTTATGTATAGTAATACATAAAATTATAGTGTGTATTATTATGATAAATAATTATACCAACAATAAACGCAATTACATAGAACTTAAAGGAGGCGAAAAAGAAGAACTAAAAGAACTAAAATTTATTCATATAACAAAAAACGCCGGAACATCAATTGAAGAAGCTGGAATAAAACATAAAATTGAATGGGGAAAATTTCATAAAGAATATGGATGGTATCATAAACCTTTTAGCAAAATTGACAAAAAATTACAAGATAAATACGATTGGTTTGTTGTTGTTAGAAATCCTTATGCTAGGATGTTGTCAGAATTTTATTGTATGTGGGGAGGAGTTCATAATTATTATACAATAACGAAAGATTATATGAATACATATTTGATATATAAAATAAAAAATATAGATGAGACAGATAAATGTCATTACGTAGAACAATATAAATATATTTATGGGGATAATATTACATGTAAAATACACATCTTGTATTTTGAAAAATTAGAAGAGCATTTTAATAATCTAATGAAGAAATATGGTTTAGAACATATTAAATTAGAAAAAACAAATACAAAACCAATCGCAACACCATTTACAATAAATGATTTTTCAGATGAATTAATTGAATTAATAAATAATGTGTATGACAATGATTTTAAATTGTTTGGATATGAAAAAATAAAAAGATGAGTATAATATATGGAAAATTCACAAGATAACATACCAATAAAAATGTATTTTAGTAAATATGATGATAAAATTTTTGAACATTTTAAATACACGAATAATTTTGTAAAAAAATATCAAGCTAAATATAACCTACAAGGAAAGTCCACGTATCGTGAATATGACTTATTAATGCTCGTGTATATAAATTTTATATTAATGACAGATGAAGGAGGTGTAAGAAGAATAATGCATATCAAAAAATTTACTGATAAAATAGACCAAGCATCAATAAATAAAATAATAGATTATAAAAATATATTATATTATAAATTTGTGAGCGACAATTCATTACAATTATGGGAATTAAATCAAAGATACAATATTATAGAAAAAAATTATGACTATATATACGAAATAAAAACAGCTAGTTATAGTGTGAGTGATGCTATTATGATATTTTATGATAAATATTATCCGACAAAACAAGAGATAAAGATTAATTCAATAAATTTAGAGTTTCTGGTGGTAAATAATGAATTACAAAAAATATCAAATGATGTAATGGCAAGATATAAGAAAATATTAAAAAATGTAAATTTTACAGATATACATATTCTGAAAGAATATATGATATTATTGGATAAAATTGAAAAAATTGATATTATTTTTTTAGATTGTCGTCCTATAACAACAGCAATTAGCACATACGCACAATTTAATATTATGCGTATGTTTGAATTATATACATTCTTAAAAATAATTAATAAAATAAGTACATCTGGTTCTATGTGTATATATTTAGATACAATTGTAGGAAAGAATCATCTCAAAATAATATCTTTTTATTGTTCTTTTTTTAAGGAATATTATATCACAATTCCAAATTTGGTCGAGTCAACTGAAAAAAATGTGTATTTAATACTAAAAAATAAGAAAGAGGGAAGTTTTGATTCGAGTAAATTATTAGAAATATTAATAAATAATACTTCCACATTAGGGATTAATAATAAAATATTTAATGCTGAGACAGAGGATACTTATTCAAAAACTAACAAACGAATAATTGCAAAAGATTATTTTGCTTCATATGATGGAAATATAATAAATAAAATCAAAATTATTGATAGTAATATTAAATTAATATATAAAAAACTTAGTGTTAATTTTAAAAATATGATAAAACAACAATATCATAATATGCTACTAAAATTAGATTTTTTATTAGAATTATACAATAAAAAACAAAATGGTTCTTTGACTGAAAATGAAATAAATGAATTAAAACTACAAAACATTGAGAGATGTAAAGAATGGGCAAGGAGATACAATCTACCTCTTGTGCCAGAATATAATATATCTCATTTTGATTTATCTTATGAGAATATTATTTATAGAGAAATAGTATCATTTGAAAATGATATTATATTTAAGTTTAAACCTTATGATAATAATGAATTTGACATTAAATTTACAACAAATGAGGGTTTTGGAGATTTACCATTATCATTTGAAAAAATGATAGGGAAATCAAGAGAAGATAAGAGAGCATTTGATTATAGAGATATTAAGACTTATATGAATGTAAAATTAAAGATTGACTATTATTATAAAAAATTAACATATGCTATCGCATTAACTTATGATTTGCCCAATGATTGTATAAAAAATGATGAATGGTTAAAAATATTAGAAATCTTAAATAAAATAAATATTATAGAAACAACAAAAACTAATCTAAAAACTTTTCATATATGTGAATTTGTTGGTTCTTTTGTTAATGCTATATCTTTTTATAAGGATATGAAAAGAAAAGATATAATATGGTCTTGGAAAGCACAAAGATTAAATCCCAAAAATAAACAAATTTATAATGATAATCTCATAACAAATAATATAGATATACTTGATGATCGTGAATTTAATTTTGGTTATGATGAAAATATGTTAAATAACTATAAAAATAATTATGATTATGGTGCGGATAATATAGGTGATATTACAAAATATGATAATATCCAATATTATAGAAAAAATCATAATGATTATGATTTGGTAACAGCAGGATGTGGAACAACACAAACTGATACTGGATATATTTTATCTTATTCACAATATTTGATGATATTTTCTTGTTGTAAAAAAGGGGGTAATGCTATTCTTAAAAAAATATTTCCCATTGAGAATTCACAAGAACTAAGTATGCTATATTTATTTTATACTTTATTTGAGAGTGTTATTATTTACAAACCAAAAATAAATTATTATTCACAAGAATATTTTTTGATTGGTTTAAAATATAAAGGCATTAATACAAAATTATTAGATAAATTAATTGATTTTCTTAAAGATTATAAAACAGTTGGATTTTTATCAAATATTCCTATTAATTTTTCATTACAAGTAGATAAAGCACAAAACGAACTAATTGAAAATATGAATAAATTTATAAAGAAACAAATATATTTTTGCGATAATTTTGAAAATATTACAGATGAAGAATGGAACATAATTAAAAAATCAATCAAAGAAAAAATAAAAGATTGGTTCGACCAGATAAATTTATAATTTATATTTCAACAAGATACTTTTTCACATTGTCATATTTAATATTTGTTGTATTACTAATAGTATATTGAAGATTTGATAATCCATTTTCTTTCCATTTTATCATATCTTTGAATAGAATATGTTTTATATACGCACCTAAGAAATCACTTATTGCTGATGTTTTTTTATATTCCATTTCTTTTATTTCTATATTTTTACTTGTTTCTAAACTGTGTGCTATCATATTATTTAATGCTAGTCTATTATATACAGCATCATTTTCACCTCCCCAACCATAAAAATTATTAGGATAACCATTAATTTTTTCATAAGTGTTAGCACTAAAACTTGATATTCCTCCAAAATATTGTGTTTGGTTATATTTTTCTTTCCATAATGATGCTATGTGTATTGGTGTGGATGAGACATAAGTATAAATATTTTTCAGTTCAATTGGTGATATTAAATCTACATCGTGAAAAATATACATATCATATTGCTTTGCTTTTTTTGCTATATCATAACCACAATTTAATAAACATCCGCGATTAAATTTTTTGCCATCTTCTGATTGTTCTATAACATAAATGTCAATATTGTCAATATAATTATGATAGTATTCTGTAAATTGTGTTAGTTGCGACGCTCTGTCTTGATATATATTATTTCTGTATGGAACAATAACGGCAATTTTTGTTTTTGTATTATATTCTATTTTATCAATTGCTAATAATTCTTTTATATTTTTTGTTCGCAATTCTTTATATTTATGTTGTATTTCGTGATAATTAAGTTTTATTGCATTCATTATTGGATTAATAATAGTGTATAATAAAAATATTAATTAATAATATAATGAAAGGGGGCGATACAACTGGCGGTGAGCCTGATGATAATATTATGTATCCACCAGAACGTGTTAAGGATGATAAAGAAACCAATCCAAAATTAGATTTTAATAATGTTTATAGTGAATTCGTCAAGAATAAAATGTATTATAAGATGAGTAATACAGAGACAGATATATTTTTTCCACAAGATTCAGAAACTATAAAAACCATATTAGACATAATAAATAATCCAGATAACATAAATAAGGTTTCTTTGTCTAAGATTATTTATGATGAAGCAAAAATAAAAAATTTATTGGATATAATTAAACGTAAAAAAGAATTAAAACGGAAAATATATCTAAAAGACAATTATGAATATATTTTGAAAGATATTTATGCTTTAAAATCACAAGATAATGGAGAGGTTCGTGTGGATTTAGATGGTTTTATGTCGCATAAAATATATAAATTAAAATATAAAAACAAAACACAACAGAAATTTTACGATGAATTATACGAATATAATCTGGAAATATGGAAATTAATATATAAAAATTATGTTTCTGGATGGGCATTACAAATAGCAAAAACAGCAAAACCAGCAAAACCAATGACACTATTACCAACAAGAACTTATTTGTTGCACAAAAATAGTATATTTGGAGAGGATTTTACTTATACTAAGGAACAAAGTACAAATCCTTTTGATAAAATGATATTATTTGTGTGTCTTAGAAATTTTCAATTAATAGTTATTAATAACATATATCTTGTTATTGATAAATACTATAAACAAATAATAGATAAAATTGATATTATAATTTCTGAACTTAATGAAAGTCTCACAATGACTATAGATAATTTATACACAAAATTTGAAGCATCTATATATTATGAACCAATACGGAATTTTTCGAAATTAAAATATCAATATTCCAATTTTAAAACATATATTAATGAAATTTATAAAAAATTAATCTGTAATAGATTTCAAGATGTTACAACATATTCTAACTATAATATTTTTATGAATCAACTTATTAAAAATTACTTGATGATACATAATGGAATTTTTTATAAGGGAAATTTATTAGACTCAAAAAATTATAAAAGTGCTGATGAAGAAAAAAATAGACGGATAAATGAATTTATTTTATCAATAAACACAAAAATTAATAATATAGATAACTTTATTAACGAACTTATCCGTTTAGAATGTGATGACCCAACAATTATAGACAAAACAAGACATTTAGGTTCTGTATTATTAAAAGATGAGAATTATGATCTAGCTTTAAGAAAAATGTTTTTTTATGCGAATTTATACATTGACGAGGCACTTAAAGTTTTATATAAAGATATGATAAAACATTATGAAAGTATTACGGATGAAAATTTTGATGAGATACTTACAACTGAAATTGTACGCACACCAGGACTTCTCTTAGGCGATCATACATTATTATGTAATGAATTGAAAACAAAAGTTTTTTCAGATAGAAAAACAAAGATAATAGGATTAAGAAAATCAGCAGACGCTTATCAAAGTACCTGTCCTGAAATTTTTGAGGCAAGTGATTATCTTAATATACAATCACCCGTATCAGAATTTATGCTATGTTATTGGTCAAATATAGTTAATACATTTTTAATGACAAAAGCAATAAAAGATAATGATTACGTTTTATTATTACTTGAAAACGATTTTATATCTTATAATAAGTATACTGGTGAAACAAATAATACAGGAAGAAATATACATAGAAATGTATTGAAATTGATGGCTACAAAAATATATGTAGGATATCTAAAATTTAATGTTTATAACGTAAAACCACAATTTGTTAGAGATATTAGTAAAATAGAACCAACAACACTCGGTATGAATATTATTTTTGTATTTTTTAATAATTATTATTTTGAATTTTATGATATTTATGGTAATCCAATCCGTATTGGAGGAATATATTCTCAAGATTTTCTTACAGCACAAGAAATACAGATATTAAAAAATGGTAATAAAGATAGTAGAAGAGCATATTTTGATATAACCCGCAATAATACAGATAATAAACATTATATATATTGGATTGATCCAAAAAAAACAATAACACCTAATATAGAAAAAATTAAGAAAAATATGCCGGATGTCACCGATTTTTTCTGTATGGTACCTATATATGCTAAAGACTATTTGGGTATTGAAATACAAGATAAAATTACAGAAATAATACTTGAAGAAGAAAAAATAATAAGCGAAACTGGAAAAGAAACATCAACATATGAACAATTATCAAAACTAAAAAATTGGTATGATAAATTATCTGACAGCGAGAAAAATAAAGCATTTGAAAAGCCGACAATAGGTATTGAAGAATTAGGAAAAATAAAAAAAATACTTGATGATACATTTAAACCAAATATATATGATGATGATACATTTGAATTTAAACAACATTCCAAATTCTCATCACCTATCCAGGGTAATAAAGAGACAAATGATAAAATTCTGAAAATGTTATATGATTATCACACCAAGAAATTATCAAGTGATATAATTCTAAGACAACCTGAAGAGGAACAACCCAAACCGAAAATACTAGACTGGAGACAAAAACAACCCCCAAAACAACATGTATCATACAGTAATATGACACAAAAAATCGAAGAATCTGATGGAAAATGGGAAAGTGGATGGGAAAAAGTAGATAGGAAAAAAAATAAATATAGAGGTTATTATAGTGGAGGAGGTTATGAATTGTATATATCCAATAAACAAAATCACAGTAATCTAAAAAAACTTTTACAATTTTAATGCTATTTGATTTTATCTAAATATTTAGCAATCGATAAATTATAATTTATTATTATTTGTATATACAAATAATAACAAAATAATAAACAAATGTTAAAATTGGTTGTTAATTGTTTGTATAATACATCCAAGAAGACAGCGCCACTCACAAAAAATCTATATTATGATTTATGTAATAAATAATGCGAATAATAAGTATATGCCTTGTTATGAAAATCTGAAAAGATAATTATGGTATTGTCTCATTGGATGTATTAATACTTTTTATTGTTTATAAAAATAATAATATAAAAATATTTGTCATAAATAAATTTTTACTGACAATTATAAATATATTATTTATTAAAAATATGATACT